CTTGCCTAATACTATTATTTTCAAACACAGCATTCCAATCCATCATTGTAATGTGTTCATGCTTTGCATAAATTTTAGGATTTAATTTAGTATATTCTTGCATTTCTTTTAAAAATTCATCTCTACGTCTCCATTGATCATTGGATCCGCGTTTTGGATGTTTCCCTTTTCTATTTTGATTTTTCAAATCAAATTGTAAATTAATTCCTGCAACAATAGTTGATGGTGGTTTATTTTCAACTCTAGTCACATGTATTCCAGTAAATTGTCTTGCTGCATCAAATGAATGTTGATCTCTGTTAGATCCAACTAAAGACCATTCCCACCAAAGATCACAAAAATCAACAAAGGTTTTAGATTTCTTTATGGTTCTCCAAAGAATAGTACAACAAGGACTAATATAATCTTTAAAATTATAATTTGTTTTAGATAGTTTTTTTGTTATTTCTATACCAGCATCATACGAGAAAAATTCACACATAAATCCCTCAAGCATTTCATCATAATAAGTAAACCGATAGCAATGCTCTAAGGTTGTTACTCCTTTTGTAGGGAAAACTGTTTTTGAAAACTCAATAAACTCTTTTGTCTGAATATAACATGCATCTATCCAAACAGTATGTTCTCCTGGTTCAAATAATTTGTGAGGATTTAATTTTGGAAAGGCAGATAGTCTTCTAGGACATGTTAAATCACAACAATCTCTAATATCAATATACTCCCATGGACCTTTGGTTGTATCAATAGTTCCATCATGGAACATGACATACCTTACATTAGGATCATAATAATTTTCATCTGGAATATTATCATAGTTGTTAGTAATACAACTATACACTGTAAATTTTATATCATTAGACTTTACTAACTCTTTAGCATGAATTTCATATGCAAGTTTTTGTTCTTCAGTTTGTTCTATATCATTAATGATTTTATAATCAAATGAATTTTCAATCTCTTTAAATACAACACCATTTTTAGTAGCATTTAAATATTTCAAGTGATTTAAATCTATCTTAGTCTTACAATCGATATTTGAAGATTTTGATAGATCATCAATAAACTTTTTCCAATCCCAAGTTTTCTTTTTCTTGGTTTCATAGTCACCAGATTTTCCAGAAAGATTATTCCACCAGTCCCTATAGAAAGCAAATTGAGATATAATTTCAACTGGATGTTCTTTTTCATAAGGAACATTAACTAATTTTAAAGACGCTGATCCAGATAATTGATCTCTAGGTCCGCATTGCAAGTATAAATCCCACCACAACTTAGACCATTTTATAGTATTCTCATTAGGAGTTCTCCACAAAACACAAGCAAAAATTGTTTCGTGGTTTAAAAAATTATACTTTAATTTCGTTAAGTTTTTAGTAAATTTTATAATATCTTTTTCATTAACCCAAGATTTTAAATAATACTCTAAACATTCCTCAAAATAATTGTGCTGTTCTGGATGTTCTAAAACAAACAGATCATCATCTTCTAGAATTACTTCAGAAATATCAAAGAATTGCTTATTATTAATTAAATGCAGTCTAGAAGCGTCAACATAAACACAAGGTTCATCAAAGTATTCATAAAATAAAATCTTTGGATGTCTTGATAAGACTACTGGATCATCATGTTTATACTTAATATCTCTTAATTCCCATGGAGATTTTGATTCAACAGTGCCATCATGAAAACAAATATACTGATGTCCTAAATCTTCAATCTCAGGTAACTCACAATATCCATTAGTAATGCTAGTATAGATAATCATAAAACTTTATATACTCCCATATAAAAAGCATGGTCTGGGTATTTAGTATACATTCGGACACTTAATCCAGTAATTTTTTGCATGTCTTCTAAGAATTTATCCTTCTTCAAATGCTGTTTCATACTACCATTTTGAGGATGCATACCGCGTCTTCCTTTCTTATTGAAAAATCCTAAAGGAACCCCAGAGTTATTTCTATCTTCAAAAACAAAGGGTTGAACACCTGTAAATTGTAAGGCAACATCAAAAGCAACCTGATCTCTATTAGATCCTATTAAGGAATATTCATACCACAATTCATTAAAACGCCTTGTTTCTTCATTCATAGTTCTCCATACTATAGTTCCAAGAGGGCTTGAATATTTTCTGAAGTTATAGTTTTTCTTTTTTAAATGTTTTGTTAATTTTATTCCATCTTTATAACTGAAAAAAGCACATAAAAATCCTTCTAACATTTCATCATAATATGAAAATCTAGAAGCATGTCTAAGCATAGTGAATGGAAAACAATACAAAGTATTTTCTATGAATTCTTTTGTATGCACATAACATCCATCAATCCAAACAGTATGAGCTCCTTCGGGAAAAAATAGATGAGGATTTGCTTTTGGATAAAATGACAATCTTCTAGGACATTTTATATCACAATAATCTCTGATATCAATATACTCCCATGGACCTTTGGTTGTATCTATAGTTCCGTCATGGAAACAAACATATCTAATGTCTGGATCGTAATAGTTTTCCTTAGGAAATACATCATATCCATTAGTAATGCAAGTGTATATTACTATTTGACTTTTATCAATAGGGTTTCCTTCAAATCCTGGATGCTTATAGAAAGAAAGTTCTTTTTGATCTAACATTTTATTTTTGTTGATGAAATTTTTTTGACGAACATTAAAAATCTTACATAACTTTGTGACAAATTCCTTAAACTGTAAAGTATTTGGTTTATCTAATAAGTTATAACTTTCAGAATATTCTTTTACTCTAGTAGTATTGATAACATCGACAATAAGATCTATTCGTTCTGCTTTCATCACCTCCCATTCTGCCATAGCACTAGAAATTTGATCTCGATTTACACCAAGGTCGTACCACTTTCTCCATGCTTCAGACCAACGAATTGTATCGGATGTTAATCTCCTATAAACAATACAATTAATTGTCTGGTCATATTCTCTAATCATATATCCACTTTCTTTAATCTTCTGGGCAATGTCTAAACATTTTTGCTCAGAAGAAAATCCGTGGTAGTATAGTTTTGTTATTTCTTCTAAAATATTTCTCTCTGCTGGGTGACGCTGTAAAATTAAATCATATTCAATAAATTCATTTTTGAATTTGTCAACGAGTTCTTTAGTAATAATATAAGATCCATCTACCCATAAAGTAATTTCTCCCTCATCAAAATAATGATGGGGGAGATGCTTTGGATGATAAGATCTTCTTACAGGACACTTAATATTTAAATTAAGTTCAATAAATTCCCACGAACCTTTTTTTTCTAGTTCGCCATCATAAAAACAAACATATCTAATGTCTGGATCATAATAATGATCTTCAGAAATTTTGTCGTATCCGTTGGTAATACAAGTGTATATGATCACAAGTCAGATAAAACTTTAGCACTAACATTTCCAGGTTCTCTGAGGAACCATCCTGTTGCAATGTATTTATCAATAGGTCCAGTCAAAAATCCTCCACGATGCATGTGAGTATATGCAGCTGGCCAAAGAACAATTGTACCTTTCTTAGGATGTAACGCTAACTTTTGATATAAAAATTCTGTAGATCCTCCGTTTTCTGGTGGGATATCATTTAGATATACCATCCAAGTTAAGACACGATCACGATACATAAAAACACCATTCTCACAATGCCACTTATGATATCCACCACCCGCTACAGTCTTTTGAATTTTAGTTGTCCATGATGATACGGGATCATTATCCTGAACAATACCTTGATAGTGTTTTGCATATTGCTCAAAACATTCTCCAATGAAAGCATTTAATTGCATTGCTGTCTTTAAGTCAACACATTCCAAATATAGCTGTTCATCTTTTCTGCTCAAATCTCCATCAAGAAACTGATTTTCTCCAGAAGATTTCCATTGCTCTACTTCGGGCGTCATTTTTTCAGTCATCCAACCATCAAATACAGCGACAAGAAGATCGCACATATCATCTGGAACAGCATTTTCAAAAATGCCAATGTGATCTATAAGTTTCATTGTTGTTGATTTAAGTATACCTGTGGTGGTATTCTACCACAATATTCATCAAGTTCCATAATCTGATCTACAGATTGATCTGGTCCTTGTTGTTGCCAAAATTCGGCAAGTGCGTTTCTACTATCCTTATGAAAGATATCAATGTGCTCTTCATGAATTGCAGATCCAAGATCAAGTCTATAATTGAAAAGTGGTGTAGAATATCCTTTACCACTATCAAGAATTAGATCTTCAGATACAGCTCTTGGTTTAATATTCTGATCAATCTTCCAAGAAGATCCTCTATTATGAAGTTTGAAAATCTTTTCTGCATGATGTCTGGTAATTAGATAACATGCAGCAGAAAAATCGTTGATAAATCTATGATGTAGTTTTAGAGTAATGCCATTTGGGTTGATGATAGTAAACTGGCACGTATCAAAGTTGATAGGAAGTCTTTTCCTAACTTCCTTCCAAGTAAAATTCCAATACTTAGCAGTAGAAAGATCTACATCATCTTCCATGATCATAATTTCAGGAAGATCTGTTTCATATAAAAAATATTTGATTGCAGATAGGTGAGAAAGGACACAAGCAATCTCACCTTGGTTCATATTATGAGGAATAGTTCCTTTCAAATATGAGGTTGGATCATCTTCTTTACCGTCAATACCAGAAATGCGATGATGATCCTCAATTTCCCAATAAGCAAATTGATCTTCCATATATTTCCTACGCTCAGGAAATCGATCAAGATTGATCCATAAACACTTAGGAAATTCTTTCAGTTTATATACAGATTTATTTTTATCCACCAATCTTTTTCCCGTGAATAACACCCCGATTTGCCATATATGATTGGTTTGTATAATATTCCAGAATTCTTTCTGGAGACATTCTTCCTAGATATTCAAATAAACTTCTGTTCTCTTCAATATGAGGATTGTTAAACCACGAATTAGAAGTTCTCTTATGTTCTAGATGAAATACAGTATTATCAATTCTTGCAACATGAGAAAGTTGATTGAAACGATTATATCTTTCATCATCTTCATATCCATACGAAACAAAGTTTTCGTTCTCCATACCTAAGCGAATATATTCTTCTCTATCAAAGAACTGGCAGAACCCAAACTTAGCATCCCAAACTTTTGTATCAGTAAATGCTAAGAAATTAAAATTGGAATTGATGAAGTTAGTTGCTTGTTCATCAGTAAAAAATACTTGTTGTTGATAGTCTCCATATCCATACGGATAAACTACCTTGATAGGCTCTGTCTTTGCATCAGGAAACTCTGGATTAGCAAATCCATTCATGATCAAATCTACCGCTTGCTTATAAGCCTGTTTTGGTAGAATGATATCACTATCATAATTAACAACGATTGGCGTTTTAGCCATCATTATCATATCATTGAGCAATCTAGTCCGATGAAAAACATAATCATCTGTCTGCTCAAAAACATGAGTAAGATTTTTGAGTTGATTTTCAGTCAACGCTTGCTGCAGTTGTGGTAAAACAGACTGCTCAAACGTTGACGTACTATCAAATTCCTTTACAATAATATTGGTATCAAAACCACGAAGAAGATAAATCAATGTAGTAATAATATTACGCATTCTATCATCCGTTTCAATTCTTAACGGAATAATAAATGTAGCTTCTTTTAGTGATACGTATTCTTGATCTACAAATTCTAGTTCTTCCATTAGATTACCTCCCAATTTAGACAATACAAATCAAATGTATCATGTGCTGCAGTATAACCACTACCAAACCACTTCTTAGGTGCAATAATACGCTTATCTTCGTTCTCACATAACCAAGATCCCCACCAAGAGAACGATGAGTTAGCAATAATGAAGTCTGTGCATAATGACATCATACACAAGTCGGCTAAGTTATCGCCGCCCTCAGAGATGAGGAACCTGTCATCAGCAAATACAGTCCCACACCATTCAGGATCGTCAGAAAAAACAATAACGTTACGAGAAGGATCAAATCTGGATAGTGCTTCATCATAGTATTCCTTTGGGCATGGTGGATGATTGTCCGAGTTTACAAGATAATCTCCACGACGAACATGCAATGCAATAGGAGCATCAACACTATCGATTAGTTCCTTACATGGTCCGTAGATATCATTCTTGAATTGAAAATCCTCACGGATTTCTTTTTCAATATGTGAAAAATATTTTGTTGTCTGAAGATATCCATATACATTATGCCCATCAGGCATGTTCTGGAATAAGTTTTCATCAAACTTAAATGATGCTTCCTGAACATATGGTCCAGGAACAACAGAAATATTTGTAAGACCAGTTAGTTTGAACGCTTCAAACAGTTGATGATCTGTCCAAGGATCTTTAAAATTACTGGGTGGGATAGCAAAATCAAATCCACGATGTGCAGCAATACCACGAAGTCCAGCATACTGGAACATCTGATTGCCTAAACGACCATGACGACCTAGATGATTAAAACCAATCATTTATACTTTTCCTTCAAATACTCAATTTCAGATGGTAAAAGATGCTCTTGCAATCTTTGGGTTTGATTTTTGTGTTCTCGATTAGAGATGTGATAATCAGTTAAAACTGCTGGTTCACCGTGATATTTATAGAGACGATAATACAGATCACAATCCATTAACATGGTAAGTTTCTCATCGAAAAATTCGTTGAGACTTTTCCTCATAGCAAGAATAGAAGGAGAACTCAACGTGTTTACTCCTTCTAAAAGACGATCATTATATTGTGGTAGTTTTGCATTATAATGAGAATACCCATCATTGATAGTATGAGCAAACCCAGTTACTGCCCATAATACATCATTTTGGAATGCTTTGTCAAGCTCTTCTACTAAGGTTTTAGTCAAAATAAAATCATCTTGAAACATAACTTTCAAGATTTCTCCATCAGCATGTGCTAAAACACAATTAGTATTAGCAGATATATTGCCCAATGAATTATTATTCTTCACATAATTGATTTCAAATAAATCTGCATACTCTTGACACGCTTCTAATACATCATTATTAGATTGACTTTGATCCGAAATCCACACATTGAAATCATTACATGTTTGTTGAGTTAGTGCATGAAAGATTTCAAACAAATACTGTTTGGCTTTACCGTGACTTTCATAGCACGGAATACAAAAACTTACTCTCATAGATCTAAAAGAAGTTGATATGCTTCACAATTTCCATGGCGCAATGCATCACGAACTTCCTTATCCACACTTTCATGAATAAACCATTCTTCCATAGTGCATCCACTATTCCTCAAGTTTTCTCCAACAAGATCGTAACCATGGGTAGAAAAAATTTCACGATGAGCATAGATGTCCCCCCATCCACGATAGGCATCATGTTCATAAGTAATAGCATTGAATGATAGTTTGTCTAAAGGAAACTTCTTCAGTGCTTCTAATGTAATGGCAGGTGGTTCTAGATCAAATGAAAGATAATCCATATGCCTTGGCAATTCAAGAGCATCTACTGCTTCCACATAATCAAACTCTAATGCATCGGTACAAAAGAGTTGTGTATTGGGTCTCAGTCCAGGTATCCACATATCGCAGAGTTCTTTTTCCAGTTCAATAGAAAATCCTCGCCACCCATACTGCTCTTCAAGTAACGAAGTGTTGTTACCAATGAAAGGTTGTGCTCCACCAATCTCAATAAATGTTCCGCCTTGCTTAGCATCATTGACAACAAGAGCAAAGATATCTTGCCAGACTTGAGAATAGTTTTTCTTTAGATCTTTCATTCCTTCAGGCTTGACCCGAAGAAATGCATAGTCTTTCTGAATATAATTAGTTTGATTGGATCCGTTGAGTGGCATTGTTTTTCACGTCCTGAATAATTTGTCTGGTTAGTCTGGGAACAACATCGTTGACACCATGAAACTGTTTGGCAATTTCATAGTTCTCTTCAATTGCTGTTTGTCTACTATTATAATAATCTTCATCAATATAGTCAAAGATATGTTCTAAATCCTTGATATCATTGAATGTAACGATGCCATCCATATTGAACCAGTCACCAATGTTAGGACAACCGTAATAGATGGGAATAGTTTTACTTGCAAAGCAGTCAATAATCTTTTCAGTAAAATAATTCTTTTGTTGAGAATTTTCTGCTGCAATATGAAACATTGCAGTTTCAAAAAAGTCATTCCTTCTTTCATGAAAAGGTGGAGACTTATGTTGATAGATTTCTAATCCATTGACTTCATCTAGATTAGCAAGTGCTTCGTGAATTGCCAGTCTCAATTCATGTCCTGGTGCTTGACTTTTGCTGCTGGTAACAAAAGTAATATGTGGTTTCTTATTGACTTTCAAATCTTTGAAGTCTAACCAGGAAGATCCCCAAGGAAATAGTTCAGCAGTTTTATACTTATCTAAGATTGCTTGCCCAAATGTATAAATCTTATCAAATGAATTAGCATTTCTTAGAGCACCTTCATTGACAGTTGGTGCAATAGCATATGGTTCTGCAAGGAATAAGATCCTATAATCTGCGTCTGGATCAAAAGACAAGTTATCAATCGAAATACTAACCGCAGTATTCCCTAAATCAAGTCCCCTTTCACCCCAAGGGTTCCACCATAATGGAAATATGTTTGCCTTCATCTGATCTCTTGAAAATGATAATGAAATCCAAAGGTTTCTTCTTCGCTATCTGGCAAAGTTTCTTCTCTGGCGAATTTAGATGCAACGTCTACGGGTGCAAACTTACATCCGTTTTCTTCAAAAATGTGTCGATTATGAACACAAATGTTGCCGTCTTCATTATATAGTCCAGCATTCATATGCTTATAAAAATCACCAACATTTACTTCCCAAGGAACTTCTACCTTACTTGGAAGATCCAGTAGTTTCTTACTCCTCAGTGAAAATCCACCGTTACCTACACGTTGATTATTACCCCAAGGATCTAGATATGCAGTTGGATCATCTCTCCATGGTGCTCCAATATAATCATACTGAAGCCAGTCATTGTTCCATAACCAAGGACGAATAACATATCCATCAGGATGCAGGAGAAGTCCATGAGATGTTTCTACATGCTTGCCAAGATTATAAATGCAATAGAAATTGAAATCATCGATGCTTTGAATTGGATATGTCAATTCAAAAGTTGCTTGATCACAAAGTCCTTCTGGTTTACCTTTACTACCAAGGAACTTTACAGCACCCCATTCAATTTCTTCACAGGATTTATTGACAGCGTATACAGCTTCTGGTATATCAATGTCTGCCAACATC